CCCTCGCCTGATCCTTGGCGTACTTTGCATCCATCTTGGCAAGGTATGCAGAGGTGCTAAGAAACCAACGCTTGCGCGTCTTTGGGTCAGCATCATATGTCAGCCAATCATCCCTCGACTGAAGCACAGCATCTAAGCTTGGTATGTTTTTAAAAGCGGTGTGCCAACGTGTGTAGTCAGCTTCGTTAAGTTTGATCGTGTTCCCTTTGAACATCATTTCCTCCTGTTGCGAATTGAAAATGGTCTAACTTCCAGTGTACTACTGGTTCCTGATCTTGTGAATCGTTTCTGTCGTTTCTTCCTCCCCAGCCTATGCTGTCTGATGGTGTTGCCATATCCATAAAACCTATTGAGCCGCATGACCACTGCACAATAAGAATCACATCTAACCCTGTCGCCTCGCTCAGCATCTTAGCACTAGCCACTTTCATTGCCGAGATTATGTAAGTTGGAAACGTCCCGCACTTGTGCGTCCGTACCTTGATCTCTGCAAATCCCTCGATGCCCCCGTCCTCTTTGTTTAAGAACGTGTAGTCAATCGGATATTGTTTTGGGTTTGGCTTTGTGTCCAAGCCCCACAACTCTGAAACTCTTTCTGCTAATTTCTTTTCTCGTTCTCGATCCTCTTCTGTTTCATATATCGGTCTACTCATATCAGCTCCTTAGTTGCTTATACTGATAGATAATTATTAGATTGGCTGGTGAGAGAAGGACGCTCCCCCCAAACCCCCCACGTTTAAAACATGGAGAAAATGGAAAGATTGTCCGATTAGATTGGCCGGAGCCGAGCATGGACATTACCAGTAATTTATAACGCGGATTCTGGTCTTACCCCCTTCCGCTGATTCCTTGCTTTTATTAAAATACACACATACACTTGCTAACGCAACCCATAGATCTGAACCCTTCGGTTGCACTCCTTTGTTGCGAAAGGAAGACCCTGCTCATAGCTCGCCTTGTATCACTATGGGCGGGGTCAAACTTTCCACATCACCACCGTCTTCATCAAAGTCTATTTCTGAAACAATTACCTCTGCCCTTGGCGAAATCTTATCTAAGAATCTGGCGCACGAGATAACCTTCACTTGTCTATCGTTTGCGTACACGAGACCTTGAAGCCCATCGAGTATGACTGAGGGGTCTAAGTCTTGTCTTCGGCTTGGGTAGTAGATTGCTGCGTGAAAAGCAAGATCGCCTTCTAACATATTGTTTAAACGAGGAACTTGCATTTGCAGATCCTTCTCAAACTGCAACGCTTTCTTAGATTTTATGAAGCGAGGTCTCCCTCCAAATGTAACAAGTCTTCGGCTGTTTGCTTTTGATGCAACCTCACCGTGAATTATATGCTTGACCTTTCTTTTAATTCGTGTTTCTATCGTACACCTACCTTTCGCAACAGGGTTTATTAATGCAATACACTAACAAGTTAAATCTGCCCGCGCCAATAGTTGAAGCGGTAAAACGTGACACCTATTCACGAGGCGAAGCAAGTTACTCTGCCACAGGTCTGCTGCGACCACCACAGATGGCAGCGCTTTATGATAACTATTCGGACTACATATCAAAAGATGTGTCTGAGGAGCTGTGGACGCTGTTTGGGAGCGCAGTTCACCTTATCCTTGAGGGTACTAAGGCTCCCGAATACGTCACTGAGGAACGCTTATATTGCGCCGTAGACGGTGTTAGGTTATCTGGGCAAATAGATGTGCAGCACATACAGCCAGATGGATCTCGCGTGCTACAGGATTACAAGACGCGCAAAGCTTATGGGGTTATGAACAACGACTCCGATGAGAAGCAATTAAATATCTACCGCTACATTGCAATGCAAAACGACATTGAGGTCAGCGGTTTACAGGTGATAAACCTGATCAAAGATTGGTCACGCCATGAAGCAGAGCGCAGGGAAGGATACCCGCCTACTGATATATACATACAGGACATACCAATTTGGTCAGACCAAAAGATCGAATCGTTTGTGAAGGAACGCATACGCTTGCACGAGGAAGCAGCCAATGGCAACGCAATCCTTTGCACAGACGATGAGAGATGGCTGCGTGACGAGAAGTTCGCAGTTATGAAGGAAGGAAGAAAGCGTGCGGTTCGCGTGTTTGATTCTATGGAGGAGGCAGAGACCTTTATCGCTGCGCAGAAAGATGCCGACAAACATATTGTTGATCACCGTAGGGGTAGCCCAACAAGGTGCATATCGTTTTGCGATGTAAGAGATTTCTGTCCACAATTCGCAACGTTTAAACAGGAGAATAGTTTTGAGTGATAACAAACTGCTTGAAGCAATCAGCTTCATGGAAGCATTGCCAGACTCAGATAAGGTTGACATAGGCGGGAAGCTATACGCGCCAGTTACGACTCGCGTAGTTGCATTCCGTAAAGTTTATGGAGATCAGGGAAGAATCACAACAACGATCCATGTATCTAACGAGAATCGCGTGCAGATAGAAGCGCGTGTCTACGTTAGGGATGGAAACACTTGGCATCTAATCGCTAATGATTGGGCTGAAGAGTTTAGGTCTGATGGTTTCATCAATAAAAAATCAGCGACAGAGAACTGCGCTACGTCAGCAATAGGTAGGGCGCTGGCTGCGTGTGGTTTGGGTGGAGGCGAATACGCATCAGGTGACGAGGTTGAGTACGCCAAGACAGAGAAGGCTGAGATCGGCTCTGGCGAGCAGGAACCAAAGAAGCAGGAACCGAAACAGGAGAAGCCCGCTGAAAAAAAGAAAGAAGAGGTAAAGCCAAAGCCTGAAGTTGTGGCTGAACAGGAGCCTGTTAAGGTTGACCCATCCGAATGGCCTACCATGCTAAGAAAACAACTGAACGCTTTGAAGGCTATGCACACGCATCACCAGATGACGTTTCATGTAAAGAGTCACGCCGAAGAATGGAAGAAGATGTATGGCAGTACGCCATCGTATGAATCATTTGTCGGCGAGGTAACCGCGCTGCTTAGAGCGCAACAGGAACTAGAAAATAAGGAGAGCTTTTAATGGCTTACGAAATAAGGGAACTGGACTGCAATCTGTTTACTAACGACAGAAAAAGCGAGAGTTGGCACGCCGACTTCAACGGAAAGATTCTTGTGAACGGCAAGAACTACTACGTCAACCTAATGGATAAGCGGGAAGATCCGCAATCCAAGGTATCTTTTCGCCTACAGCTACGCGAAGTGGGTGCGCCAAAGCAAGCGCCACGCTCTAGCGGTTTTGAATCGGATGATTTAGGATTATGAGCAGGGTAAAAGGATATGCGATGGATCTTGAAGCCACACTGGAAAAGGCAGAGGTAATAAGCCTCGATGCACGAAGACTTGCAAAACGTGTAGGTATACATATCGACACGCAAGTTGTGCATGACCTTAACACAGAGTCACTGGTGGATATAGATAAGCGTTTAAACGAGCTTCTCCAAAGCGTAGAAGACTTGAGGGAGATAAACGAAAAACTACAAGATCTAATGCATGACATCGAAAGAAAAGGATTGGTCTGACAAAGTACGCAGCCAGAGATACCTTGCCCACGTAAGGGAACATGGCTGCTTAAT